CGGCCCGGCCCGCCGCCATCAACCATATCGCGCGCGGCAGACACGCGGTTGCCCTCAGCGTCCGTGTAGCCGTAGCGACCGCGCCCCATCTGGTTGCCAAGAATGCCGCCCAGGATGCCACCGATAGGCCCGAAGGCAAGGCCACCCAGCGCGCCGCCGATCATGCGCCCCGGCGTAAAGAAACCGCCACCGGGCCGGTTGGGGAGGTTGCCCCCGCTGCTTCCGCTGAGGTCCTTTCCGTCAGACGAAAAGCCACCGGACGGGCCACTGCCGCCAGGCTTGTCCCTACCGTCGCCGCTTGCCTGAACGCTGCCGCGCTTGGACATATTTCTCTGCTCCCGTGCCGATGTGGTGCCGTTTTACCATATCTTGCGGTGTTTGGCTAGGATAGGGCTAGACGACGCCCTTAATCCCGCGTTTGAGCGGCTTTTTCCAATCCGAGCGGCCACCGAAGGCCAGCGAGGTGAAGTCAACCGCCAGCGTCAAACACACCGCGTCAGCACGGTCAGGCGACTTCACACCGCGCTTTTTCATGCTCTCTTTGCTCTCGACCTGTATCTTGCCGTTGCTGGTGTAGGTGTAGCGCGGGCCGCTCAGTTCTAGGAATAGCTGGTCGTCCTTCGGCAAGCGCACGTCGCGCCCGGCCAGCCAGTCGCGGGTTTTGAACCAAAGCTCGCTGCGAAGGTTGAGGTAGGTCTCCGCCACGCTGGGCCGCTCCGAGACGTTAAGCCCACGCACCGGAAGGCCCAGTTCCCGCAGGCGATCCACCACACCAGCACCGAGGCCGATGCTGTCCACGATAATCTCGGCGGGCTGGTGGCGCGGAATGGTTTGTTCCCATTCCAGCTTCACCGCGCCCGCAAGCTGCATCAGGTCCAGCTTGTTCCACACCTTCAGCTTGTCGATCACCGCGCCCTGGCGCTTGGCAAGCACGCTGCTGTCGTCCCCGTGGCGGGCAACGTCCAAGCCCCAGACGACCGGCGCGGTGTCCGATGTTTCAATCTCGGATTTCATGGCCGCGTCGATCAGATCGACCGGGATAACCGCGTCGTCCTCTGCCGCCTCAAAGCTGCAATAAAACTCCTGGGCAATCTTGCTGTCGGACATGCCAGCCTGACGTTCAAGCGCGATCTGGTCCGGCGTCACAATGCCCGTGTCGTCAATGGTCAGCCGTTCGCAAAACCATTCGTCGCTTTCGCCCGCGTGCTGGAACGTGTGGTAGCCGTGATTGCGACCGCGCGGGGTGTAGATGAACAGCGCCCAGCCGCCGTTTTCCACGATGATCGGGCGGATGTAGTCCCACGCCTCCGGGTGAGCCAGCGACCATTCGGAAAACACCACGCCAATCGGGTTTGAGCCGACCAAGCTGTCGTAATTGTCCGAACCGGCCATCTGCCACATTGAGCCGTTCACCGTCTCGATCAGCATCTCCTGCCCGTTTTCGCGCTTTCGCACCTCGGGCGGTAAGAACTGGTCGATGATCCGCCTGCCCTCGCGGTCGATCCCGTTCCAAATCGCGCGGCGGGCTTGGGTCTGCTCCGGGAAAAGATGCCAATATGTGCCCACGCGCTTGAACATATCGCGGGCAGTCAGGTTAAGCGCGCAGCTGTCTTTCCCCGCGCGACGATGCCAGACAGCACAGCCGCGTTGGAACGCCTTGCCGTGGCCAAAGGAGTTGAACAGGTTGCGCTGGTGCGGGCGCGCCACCCAGTCATTCGGAATTGTCAGTGACAAAGTTGTCCACCAGGTTGATGTTCAGGCCGCCGCTATGCTCGATGTGCTGCGTCTCGCGCCAGCCCATGCGGGTCTTGGCCCAGAACATTGCCGCCGTCTTGCAGTCGCCGTGTGATGCGCCTTGTTTCAGCGCCTGACCGCTGGCGAGACTGAACAGATATTTCCCGACTGTGGCGTTGGCCTTTATAGACGAAAAGGCAAGTTCGTCGGGATAGTGCTTTCGCAGGGTTGGATGCGACACCCCGATATATGCAGCGATGTCCTCTTGCGGGATGCCGAAAGATGCGAGCGCCGAAACTTCCGAGCGCGTTTTGTCGGTTGGCTGGTGCGTTTTCCCCTTACCCATTGAACGCCCTCCTGACTGCGTAGCTGCGGAGGATAGATGCGGCGGTGTAGATCGCGGTGATGACCCAAGCGTCGGGTGCTGTGACGGGATAGCCGAAGGCGGGCAGGACCGTGAAGGTCAGGGCGAGCGATACCGCAAAGCCTGCCGCTGTGCTGGTAACGGCTTCAAGCGCGCTCATGCTGCGGGTTTGCATCGCTCTGCCTCCAGGTCGCTGTATGTCTGGCCGGTGGCTTCGAGCGTTGCCTGCTGTCCTGTGAAGTCCTGCCAGCGTTTGATGATGACGTCGCAGTATTTGGGGTCAAGTTCCATGAGGCGCGCGTGACGCCCGTGCTTTTCGCAGGCGATGGCGGTCGTTCCCGATCCTGCGAAGCTGTCGAGGACCAAATCGCTGCCCTTGGTGTTGTTGAGCATCTGGTATTCGAACAGTTCAACCGGCTTCATGGTCGGGTGTTCGGCATTGCGGCTTGGTCTATCAAACTCAAGGATAGTGGTCTGCTTGCGGTCCGATGCCCAGAGGTGCGATGCGCCATCCTTCCACCCGTAAAGGCAAGGCTTATGCATCCATTGGTAATCTTGACGTCCAAGAACGAGGCTTGACTTCTTCCAGATTAGGCATTGACGAACCGTCCATCCTGCATCAGAAGCAGCACCTCGAAAGTTATATCCTTCGCTGTCGGCGTGCCAAATATAGAATACTGCGCCCTTCTTCATAACCGCGTCTGCTGCGGAATAAGCATCGCTAAGAAACTGCCGAAAAGCGTCGTTTGACATGCTGTCGTTCTTGATGGTCAGCTTTTCTTTGGTGCCGCCCTCATACGCAACGTTATATGGCGGGTCCGTAAGCCACATGTCGACAAGCTGGCCATCGCAAAGCCGCTCAAGATGCTGAATGCTGGTGCTGTCGCCACACATCAGCCGATGCCGCCCCAGCAGCCAAACGTCGCCCTCGACAGTGACAGGCACCTCCGGCGTTTCCGGCACCGCGTCCTCGTCGGTCAGGCCCTCGGCTGGTTCTGGCGCAAGCATTGTGTCGAGGAATTTGTCGTCAAAGCCGACCAGCGACAGGTCAAAGTCCAGATCGCCAAGTTCTTGCAGTTCGACTTTGAGGAGGTCTGTGTCCCACCCTGCGTTGAGGGCAAGCTGGTTGTCCGCGATGACGTATGCCTTGCGCTGGGCTTCGGTCCATCCCTCTGCAACCATGCAGGGAACCTCGGTGATGCCGAGTTTCTGCGCTGCCATGATGCGCCCGTGGCCTGCGATGATGCCGCCGTCAGGGTCGATCAAGACGGGCGTGGTCCATCCCCATTCTTTGATGCTGGCAGCGATTTGTGCGACCTGCGCATCGCTGTGCGTGCGGCTGTTGCGGGCGTAGGGGATCAGGTCTGAGACCTTGCGGCGCTCCACCTTATCGGCGGGCCAGTCATTACTTGCGTCTGCCACCTTTGCGGCCTTTCGATTTGCAGGGCATGGGTCACCGTGTGCCTTGTTGCTGTGCCCGCAATATATGACATTGAGCCGTGCTTGTGAAGGTGCCCCACCGGGTAGGGCGTGTGTCACGTCCCGGTGAAGCTTTAGCAGCGTGACTGCCCGAAGGCCCCCTGAACTTGTTGAGACGCGGGCCGGGCGCTACTCCGGCTACCTTGCTCATGGAAGGCTCCGCATCGCGGGAAGGCATCTGCTCATCACAATGGCGCTTCTGCTTTCAGCGCCGCCGCGTCTCAGAAGGTGTGCCGCCGATAGGTTTGTTTAACGTCGCTGCCCTAAATACGACAAAGCCATCAGCACACCGCCAGAAAAGCGGGTTGTGTTGAGACGCGGGCCGACCGAGTTAAGCCCAATCCATTAACACACCCGGTATCCAGGCGACTTACAGGCCGCGTCTCAGGTGAACCAAGCGGCGCTCTAGGCACTCTGGCCGCTTTATCGGTGCGGTGCTTGGTTCGCCAGAAAGGCGGGTTATGTTGGCGGGCGTTTCGTCCCCGCCTTTGGCGCATGGCGCTACGAACACACTCATCGGCAGTGCCCTGCAACAATACCCTTTCACCACACCCCACATGATTCGTCAAGCGTTTTCCAAATACCCGAAGAAACCAGCCGTGATGTCAGCAGCCTTGTCCCACTTGGCGCGGAACCCAACCCATTCACCGCCAGCGATAGGAAATGGCCCGAAGTTCGGGAAGGTGGACGAATTATCCTGCAAGGCAACAGCCGCAAGCGGATGCAGATACCCGTCTTCCGCGAAACTGTCGCCGTTGATGAAGGATGTGACGAGGCTGACGACAACCCTGCTGTCTGACGAACCAGACGCCGAACCCGCATACAGGCCCGTAAGCATCAGGCGCTTGTTCGCAGGAACACGAATCATGGACGTGTGAAATTGGATGTCACCCGCCGACATACTCCCATAGGTTGTTCCACCACTCGTCATGGTGATGGTTCCATTAACGGGGCCGAACTTGGAATAGGCATTGTTAAGAGCGCGAATGTCGGTTGCCGTTGTCGTGACTGAC